CTCTCGATGAACTCATAAGTCTCAGGTGTAGGCTGGTGCTTGAAGCGTGCGAGCCTGTCAAAGGACCTTACGGGTCCCTCCGGTTTCGACAACCGCCGGTGAGTTTCGAAATATTGGTGGAGGAACGGGACGTAAGACACGGAGGTCTCGAGGGAGAGGGCCGCACCGTAAATGTCGGCTTTCTCGCTGCTAGTGGTCCATCCGGCGCGGTGGAGCTGGCGCCCTATCTTTGGGCCCCATATGATCTTGTCACCCACAGGATAGGGTAGCAAGCTCACGAACTCAACCTCGGCTAAGTCATGGGTTGGCTTGGCCGTTACCTTCAACCCCAGCGGGCGAATGCGGCGGTTCTCCTCGTCCTCGCTCAATCGAAGCGAGTCGGTGGCCCCGACAAGGAGCGAGTCGTCGCCGTCTATCGCTACGGCGTACGAGTCGGGACCGGGTTCCCCATGAACGAACACATTTTCGGCAAGGTTGATTATGTCGTTCCGGATGGACGTGGGCTGGGTTCCACTGACTTGGCGGGGTTCGCTTGTTTTGAACTTGATCCACTCCTTTCCTTGGATCCCCCCCGATAGGTAGCACACCTTCTCATACGCATCGAGGACCGCCTGGGGGACGCCCGCGCTCTGAGCAGCGGCTAGGAAGAAGTTGAGAGCTCCTTTCCTCTGGCGTCTGTCGAAGCGGCTTTCATCCTTGACCCGATAGACCACCACACGGCCCCTTGCCGTGAAGTGTGCGATCTTGTGACTAAGCCACTCCCCCAAGTCTTCAGCCGTAGTGCCCTTGGCAAAAACAACGAACGATTCGGTGCGGACCTTAAATCGGTCCAGGATTTGGTTCGTGTAACCCCAGAACTGGGGTCCGGTGAAGACATTAAACCGATCACTTGGAGAGAGCACGATACGAGGATCGTTCTCAGAAGGGCCCAACTCATCGACGGTGCCCGTTTTCTCCCTCTTTAGGATCGCGTCAAGTATCAAATCAGAGGGCCCTAACTCGCCTATCATAAGGGAACTCTGCGCGGTGTCATGGGCGGCCTGGACTGAGGTGGGGAATCTTTCATTCCAACCGAGGTATAACTCCTCGTCAGCCACCACGACTATGGGATCAGCCACACGGCTTAACACCGATTTGGTATCCCACAGCTTGTCCATAAGCTTTACCCAAGTCTCCTCATCCTCTTCAGGGTCTTGAGGGGCAAGCAACCGCGTCTTCAGGCCCGAGATAGCTGCCTCCTCCGTCGCAGGGATGAAGGAGGGGGTAAGGGTGGTGAACACGATACCCTGCATACGCAGACCGGGTTCAGGCACCTCCCCCCGGGCGTGGCTACGTTGCCCCACCCGCAATCTCGAGTCTTCGGAAAGACGCTTGATCTGGCTCTTTTGTTTGAAGTAGCCAGAGAACTTCTCTTGGGCGCCCAAACTGATGACCTCCGTGTGATTAGGGAGGGCGAGTTGTTCATGCTCGCGA